TCAAATAATCTTTCAAAAATAAAACCTTTTTCAGATTGTGTTTTACAATTCTCTAAAATATCATCAACATTATCAAAAGTTATAATATAGTCAATAAAATCCTTAATATTCATATTAGTAAAGTTCATTTCTGTAGTAGTCATATAAATATCTATAAATATATACTTTAAATTTAAATAAATCAATTTTTTTATTTTTATAATAAAATTAAGTAGTTTTTATAATAATCTATATACAAATTATTATAAAAAATTGGTGTTTTAAATCTCCAAAGGTGTAATATACTATTATCTATTATAATAATTTATTAAATTAATTTCTTAAAAATATTTCTATTTAATGTTATAGTATGAGCTGTGATAGTAAAAAAATAAATAGAATAGAATCAGTTCTTCAAAATGATCCTAAAAGAATATCAACTAAAGACTTATTATATTATATCAAATGTAATAGTAATAATGAACGATTAACACCAAATAATATAAAAGAATGTAGAAAATATTTTGATGAAATAAATTTAAGTTTTGCATATTCAAATATATTTGTAAATACAGGTAATTATACTGCAATATTACCATCTATAATAGGATTATTATTACCATTTTATTTTTCATATCCACGATTTTATAACATGGGATATTTAGGGTTTTTTGTTGGACTTGGTTCATTTGTAAATGTTTATAAAAAATTAAATCAATTATATGGACACTTTTTTCCAGAAATAGGATATACTTTTTTTGGATTAAGTATTTTAATATATATAGTATTTTTCATAGTATTAAATCAATTGAATCATATTTCATTATTTTTTATAAGTTCTGTTGTAGCATATTTATTTTTAAACTACATATTACGAGCAATGTTAACATCTCCATTAGAATCCAATATATACAATCAATATAGTGCAAATATGATAACAGATGAAAATAATAAATACACTGAATATAATGAATTATTAGAAAATGCATGTGTAGAAATAGTAAGTAGATTTAAATTAAAATTACCAAGTGGTAGAATGTTATACAGTTATCTAACACAATTTAAAATTGGTAAAAATAATAATGTTACATCTGATTTTTTAACAAATATATTCTCACCTATTATATCTGTAACCATATTAGTATTTTTAGGAAAATTTTTATCATATATAACTGATAAAACAATATTAAATGTTGAAGAACCCATAAATTTATTTCCAATTATTGGAATACATGATAAAAGTTTTAAATATTATACATGTCAAGCAAATTATGTATTACCTCGTGAATTAAATGTAAATTTATTAATACATGATTTAGTTGATAAATATAATTTTAATGAACATGTATATAAACAGGTTGAAAAAGCACTATTACGTATATCATATGAATTATTAACAAAATATAATCCAAAATTTATGATTCCAGATGATACAAATAACAGTATAATAATTCAAAACTTAAAAGATAATAAAATTTATATTGAAATAAAAAAATTATTACAAAAGAATAATACAGAATTTTCAATCAGTAATATAAGTAACATAGAAGGTATAATAAAAAAAACAGAAATACCATACATAGAGAAAGAAAACATGTATAATTTATTAGAACATATTAAAAATGTACTAATAATTGAGAATGAAGTAAATGAACCATATGAAAATAATTCTATATTAGCAAAAGATGAATTATTATATAGAAAAAATATTGGGGATGAATATAAAAAAGTATTAGAGAAAATAGCGAATGAATATATTGATGAATTTACTAAAAATCTAAATTTAAAGGATAATACACTTTTTGGTTATCATTATAACATTACAACTTTTAATAAATTACCTACAAAAGTTAAAACAATATCAAATAATTTATTTAGAACATTATTATCATTATTTTCAACATGGATATTATTTGCAAAACCCGTAGGTAGTTCATGGCTTTTTGCAAAATATATTATGGCAGAAAAAGTTGGTTTCAAGGGTTTATTAAAAAGTCTATCTGGTAAATCATTTTTAATGAAGTATTTTTCAACAGGATTAGATACTGGTTATTTTGAAGAAGTTTATAAGAATGTATCAAATAATAATGTCAAACCATCATATTTATCACAAGTAATGGATTATATTTATACTATTATTATTTTTATAGTATTGATTACAGTATTTTATTCATATAACTCAATAAATTTTGGAATGACATCATACCCTGCATGGTATAATATTGTATATCAATTTATATTTATTGCAAATATTATAGGAAATATGTATACATATTCAAATGGAGGAGGGTTATTAATGTATAATTTTATGTTTTTAATTGCAATAATTGTTGTTATAATTATAATATTTGTTTTAATGTTTTTCTTTCGATAGATTATATACATTTTGATGAAGTAATTACATTAACTCTTTACATGAATAATATTTAAAATCGTGCGCATGGTGTACGATTCTTTAAGTAGTATTATGAAAATCGTATGTAAAGGGTTAAATAATTACAATTATTATAAAACTATTTATAATTTAAATATTATATAAAATTTAAAAAATTTATATAATATAATATTAGTATTATGTCAAAACCTGGCAAAAATGATATAACTTGTACATCAACCGCAAGAATAAATATAGAAGGAATGCCAGAAGTTCCTTATATGGGATATTATAATAGAGATATTCTTGATAATAGTGATATAACAAAATCAGAAAATGTTACAAATCCTTTTTATTATTCGAATGATTCATTAGTAAATAATTTAAAACATAGTTGTTTATTAGGAACAGGAGAAGAATGGGCAAAAGCACAAGGAATATACTCAGCAAGTGAATCAAATGTTTCACAATATTTACCAAATGGTAAAGATGAAGTATCACTTAATATTCCATTTTATTTGGCAAAAGCAGGTGTATTAACAAAAGGTGGAACAAATACATCATTAAAAGACAGAGTAAATGAAAAATGCAGTGAAGGAAATACTGGAGTAACGCAATTGACAAATCAAATTCAATATTTAACATGTCAATTAGAACAAGAAAGAAATAGAAATTACTCTTCAGATGATTTTAATATTTTAACAGATAATGATAGTATAAAAACAATTTTTGAAAAATTTAGTAATATAAAATTATTATTAGTCATTGTATTTGGTGTTACAATTTATCTTTTTATAAATGGATTTTTTGGTTCACTTGATTTTTGTTCAAATGTTTTTACATTAATAGAAAGTAAAAGTAGTACTTCAGTCAGTTATTGGTCAGGTGTTTTAGTAGGAATTGCATTACCATTTTTAGTTCTTGTTGGTGTATATTCATATATTGTATGTAAAAATTTAAATGATTTAGACAAAGATGAAATTACTGAAGACCCATATGGTGTTCCAAATAAAATATCTGGTGAGTTAAAATCATTTGATATTATTACATTAATATTATTTTTGTTTTTAATGTATGCTTTAGTTGCAGTCCTTTTTACAGTTAAAAAATCATTATTTGGACCAGTTATATATTCAATAATTATATGTGCAATTTTAGTAATTATATCAGTATTACTATATATATTATATGCATATATACCATTTTTTAATACAAGTGATTCAAATAAGATTGATGATAGAAAAGACCTTCGACTATTTATAGATGGACATATTGAACCATCCAGAATTAATACAAATCAACAGGAAGATAAAAAAATTAGAACGGTATTTATAATAACATTTGTGGTCATTGCAGTATTGTCTGTTGTATTTTTTATATTTGTTGGTGGAGAAAACGCAAAAAATGATGCTCAATCGGCTTTTTTTACAGGTTTATTATCATCATGTGCAATATTAGTACTACCTGGATTATGGGTTATTAATTTAGTATTAGCTATTAATCTGTTTTACGTATATCCAATTATCATAATGTTATTTAGATTTATACGATATATTGTAATGGCGATTTTGTACGTGGTAACTAATAAAAGTCCTGACATAAAAAACTCTTTTAGTGATGATTTAGTTGCACAACTTGATAATTTTAAAGATTATTCTCCATCATGGGGATTAATAGGAGTACATGAATTAAAACTGGTTTTAAATACGATGGGTTATAATAATTTGTTTTCAAAAGAAATATTTCCAGATGAAGAACATGGAACAAATATTTCTGCAAATAAATTTTTTGCATCTGGTTTATTAGGTTCAATCGTTCAAGTAGTTGTAGGAGAGGAAAGTAATACTAAAGGAATTGCTATTGCAGTTATAAATTTTATATTGACTATTATTGTATGTGCAATCATATTATACGGCGTTGTTCGTGTACAGGATATTTAATAAAGATACAGAATTAAACCATTTAAAATCCTCTACAATTAGTTCCATCTTGGTCATACTTTGTTGATATTCCGTCAGGACAACAACCCCACCTCATATCTATACATTTTTTCTCTTCAATTATAGTTTTACTACTATTATTTTTAACGTGCTTTGATTTATATATATAATATATAAAAAATGAAGTTAGTCCAACAATTAATAATATTAGAAATAATGATAAATATGTATCCATTTTAATAAAAATCTATTATAATATTTGTATATATTTTAATTTTTTATAACAATATATTTTAAATATATTGATATAATTTTTATATGACATATAATTATAATGAAATCGAGTTTTAAAATTGATTTACAAACAACTCTACTAATTATATTAATTATTATTGCTATATGTTATTTGTTGTTTTATAAAAATATAACTATTGAAAGTTTTACAACTTATAGTTATGACCCTTTTAATTATATGGACACTGGGGCTACACCATTAACTTATTATAATTATCCTGCTTACAGGAAACCGTATATGTATCCGTATAGATTTTATAGTTCTTATCCATATCCTTATATGAAACATTATGAAATGAATATTTAACTATAATAATTAAATCATCATACTATTTACTAAATTTGTAATTAGTTTTTTTGTAATAGTAGCATTTGAGAATTCATTTTTTATAGAATTTAATTCGTATAGTAAAATATTTATCATTTCAAAATTTAGTTTTTCAACTTCAATCTCACTCCATGGTAATGTAAATAAATATTTATCATATTTATTTATTTCAATCATGTCAAATATATGAAATATAATGTCTTTTCTATAGATTTTAGGAAAATCGATTATTTTATATAAATTATTAATTTCGTCGTCTTTGAATACGATGTCTTTTAAATTTTCCGAACCAAATATTACAAGGTTTGAATTTGTATTTATTGATTTTAAAAAATTCTTTTCATATTCATTAAATATACGACCGTGTTTAATAAGAAAATCAGGGACATAAATCACTGAGTTTGAAAAGCGTAAATGTGGAACATAATTAATTAAATGTTCATAACAAGTTTCAACATAAGTTTTCTTATTTAAAAATGCAGTGTATTCTATTATATCTTTTTTAAAAGATATATTCAAACTATCAACTATTATAGGTGTTTTAGAACCTTTTTGTATAATAGATTTTAGGGTATTTACTGCATTATTTTTAGTTAAAAAATATGGTAATTGTATAACAGTATTAAATTTTGACTTTTCAAAACTTTTATATAATATCTTGTTTTCATTTAAAAAGTAACCGTACGTTTCGTAATTTAGGATTAAAAGAGTTATTAATAGTATATTAAAAAACATTTTAAATATTTGTTGATTACTAAATTGATATTTTCGATATTATAAATGAAGTTTATATATTGATTTAAATAAAAAAAATCAATTTTTTTAATAATTGTTTGTATCTGTTTGTATCTGTTTGTATCTGTTTGTATTCTCTTGTATTCGTTTGTATTCGTTTGTATTCTATTGTATCTGTTTGTATTCTCTTGTATTCGTTTGTATCTGTTTGTATTATCTTGTATTCGTTCGTATTTAATTGTATTTTTTCATATTTGTTCGAATCTAAATAGATTTTATAAAATGCCATCCTAATTTTTCACATATTTTTTTCCATATCATATCCGATAAATGTAATTTGGCTCTGTCTTTTAATAAGGGGAAATATACTTTATACTCGTCTAATCCTAATAGTTCAACAAATTTATTAAGGACATACGAATAATTAAGAAAATTTTTACGCGTTTTTGGGCAAAACTCCATAAATGGTCCCTGTATTTCTTTAAACATTAAACGGAGCTTTTCTTCTAATTCTTTACTCATACAAGGTGGTTGAATACCATTAATTTGATATAAAATATGTGCTGCGTGATCATAGTATTTATTCAATTTATCTATTTTATTCTTTTTTAAATAATATCGTATTTTTTTAGTAGTCAATTTTTCTAAATCTGTAATACGTTCTTTTTTTATTTCTTGTAGTATTTTATCATATACTTCTTGAGGAATCTCTGTAGATTCCTTTGCTTGAAATTGTGCCAACCCAAAGGCACCTCTATACTTTCATATAAAGTTTGGACTATACCTTAAGCCATCATTGAAAATGATTAATTTTCTCAGACCCACAACCTTCTAGTCTCTGAACCTTCTCCATGTGCTAATCAATAACGCATTTAGGAGCTTGGATGCGGATTATCCAATCTTTTTCGTTGTTACTATCATCTTGGTCATTACCCCGACTTATTTATTCAATTTTCATCGAAAATTTAGTAGAAAAAGCTATAAGGACGTTCCCGCAATTTGGATGTGTTGCCTCTTCTATTAGAACAGACTAGTAATACTGTTTATTCCATTCATTACTTGGCAGATTACTTTTACGAACAAATTTACGACAAAGTTTATTTTTTTAAAATTAAATATTTTTAAATTATTTATATAATGTTTTATTTTTATAAATTATTATTTATTGATAATTAATTGATAATTTTTTTAATATTATTTTTTGATACGTTTTTAATTTTAATTATTGATAATTATTTTTTTATAATACAGATTAATACTTTATTTTTAGAATTATATAGTAATATAACCTTTTTTAAGATCATTTAACTCTTCTATACCTTCTTCATATGCTTCATCAATAGTTCTAATACCTTTCATTGTTTTTAAACGAAATTCTTTTTCATATTTACCCGATTTATATTTATCTGATGGAAAACCATTAATACGAAATCCTATAAATTCTCCTTTTTTCCTCAAAACATTAAAATATTTAGGCAAATAATACTTTTCATAGAAAGATTCAGAAACATCATTAATGTCAATTTCATCTATACAGAAGTTACTCATATCTACTTTATGTTCATTTATATAATTTAAAATCGCAACATACTTTTTTGAACTATCCAAATTCCATCTATTCGTTTTTCCATTAAAAACTCTTTTTGGAAAAGGTTTATTTTTTTGAACATCAATTATTTCATCTACAAAATAACCTGCAAGTTTTTTATCTTCTATTATAGGATAAATATATTCAGGTAATTTTTCTTTGAGTTTATCTTCTTTTTTTTCAATAAATTTTTTAGGAGGAACTATGATGGATTTTTCTTTAAAAACTTCTTCATTAATATGCTTATATTTTTCTTTTAATTCATTTAGGTAATTAATGGCATTTTGATATGCATCTTCTTTAGAACCATATTTTGATATAGTAAAATATGTGTCTTTTATATATTCACTTGAATCAATACCTATTGGGAATTTAGTAATTACATATGATGTTATATCCCCATTTGGACGATGAGCTTTGATATATTTTGGTAAATCATTATCTTCTGGATTTTTTCTATTTTTTTTCTCCTTACGTGTTCCTAAATGTGCAATTTTCATCTTTTGAATAGTAGATTCATTATTTTTTGAACTATATCCACCAGATTTTATATTATATCCATTTGGTTGAATAGAATCATATTGCGCAATATAAATAATTTCATGTTCATCAAGTTCATCTTTATGACATTTTACTAAAGTAGTCACCTCAAAATTATCGTGTCCATATTTTCGGATTGAATTATTTAGTGCAATACAATGGTCACCTGTTGAACTTAAAGCTTCTCTAATATGAGATTTCCATCTTCCAGTAGTTCCCCATTTTGAATTATTACTACCCGTATAACATAGTGCTTGTCCAACATAACATTTACCATTTATTTTGTTTTTAATTAAATATATCTCTCCATTATGAAGGTCGTTTGTAATAGAAGTTTCGTTTATTGTGTTAGTATCGGTTTCTGTTTGCATTGTTTGTTTTAGTATCGTTTTATAATATCATAACTTTATTAAAAAATATTACAAAATAATTTATCAATTTTTCTTAATTTATTAAAAATAAAACATAATTTATTAAAAATTTAATACTCATTAATAGAGTTTTTGTCGTATATAAGCATTCGTTAAAATGATTGAGCCGCTTATATGTAAAATAACATACTTCTAACGGTGGATCTTTAAATGATGGCTTGTCACTCTCTATTAAAATATTTTGTTGCAAACCACATTTTTCACAAATTTGTAATCCATCCGAAGGATAAAGAACCATCTCTACTTTACAAACCGGGCAATTACAAATATCTCTATCAATCTTAATACGTGAAATATAATTTGAATCAATCTTTTGTAAATATTCATCTAAAATATTTTTTTTTTTAAATGTTGCTTCTTGTTTAACAAAATCACTTATTTTAGTACTTGCATATACACTCTCATTTTTAATATTTACATCATTTTTATTATCATTTGTATTTACATCACTTTTATTTACATTCTTATTTACAGATTCACCGTTGTTAACACTATATTCATTAAAAAAATTAATAATACTATTATTACTACCATTACTATTATTTATTTCATCCGATTTAACACTATCATTATCCAAATCATTATCAAATACTTCATTATCAAAGTTAATAAGATTATCTTCAAAATTAGTTGATTTAAAATCATCATTCTTAGATATTTCTATATTTTCATAATAATTATGTAAGAGAACACCAACATCTAAATAATATTTATGAATATCATTATTATTATTTATATTTTGAATCTTAATTTTTATTTCATTTATATTATCGCGCAACTGATCTCTATATAAAATATATTCAATATCAGATTTTTTAACAGGGTCTTTATTATTATATAGTGAAACTAATCTTTTTAATTCCTCTTTTAATTTAGGAATGGAATCATTTAAACTCTTAAAATGATTAATCATTTCAGAATGTTTAGCATCGATTGTTATATTGTCATTATTTAATGACTTATTATGTTTATTCATGCTTTTTAAACTGGCTGTCATGAATTTTATTAAATAATAAGGTAGTTAAAACTTTAAATATAAAAAGATTTTACGGATATTTTATTTTTTATTTTTATAAAGAGAATTTATAAAAATATGGATACTGATAATAATCCTATATCAAATATTAATTATAAAGACATTCAAAAGATGTTATTCATATTTAATGCATTGAATGATGGATGGACAATAAGAAAAATAAATGATGATAAATTTGAATTATATAAGGATAATGAGAATATAAAAAAAGAAATTATTTTAGAAGAATGTATTAAAAAATATATTAAATATAATATAACTTGAATAATATTTTATACTTTTATAATTTTAACACTTTACATAAAAATTTTATAATATTACTTAAAGAATCATATACCATGCGCACGATTTTAAATATTATTCATGTAAAGGGTTAATGTAAGAATTGAAAAACAACAGTAGTAGTTAAATAATAACTAAGAATTTAATATAATTACCATTTTAGATTAGGTAAAGACATATTTTGATTTTTATTAACAGTTAATTTAAAGACAAGTTTATCACCACCTAATCCGCGAATTATAAAACCATTCTGAAGTAAGAAGGAAATGAGACCAAGACGATCAATCTTTGAAAAAATTTCGATTATATATTTATTTTGCATAATAGGTTTCACATATCCTAATATTTCATGCAATATAATATCTGCCCATTTGGTATATTTAGGATGTATATAAAACTCATTTATATGAAATAAGGTCGTCGTCAGTTATTGAAATTTTAATTTCACTAAATGAACGTTCATTATTACCTAAAAATGTAAGTAAATTATATTGCTTAACTCTTTGGCGTAAACCTTTTGTCTGATTTTTTGTGAGATTCCATTCAAAATGAACTTCCTCACGGATATTTTTCACATTATTATTTGGAGTAGTACTTTTTACAGTTCCATTTATATTAGAATTTTTTTGATTAGTTTCATTAGTTCCGTTTCCATTAGTTCTATTTCCATTTATAGCCGACATATTATATATATTAAGTGGTAGAATAATTAAAATTATAAATTTTAATTATTTTTAAAAAATATATTTTATATTTAATGAATAAATTTCTTTTATAATTAATTAAATTTTATGTTAATAAAATACCAAATAAAAGCACTAAAGGTAGACATAATGAAAAAGATATTGAACATTATATAGAAATTATTTATAAAGTTTTAAGAACTGGAACTCAATGGAAACA